TCGGCGAACAGGCTTTTAGGAAAAAAGAGCTTGCCGGGTGGATTGAAAATGTCCGCCTTGTGATGAAAAAAAATCTTGGAATCCTGTATAAAATCTATGTGATTGAACAGGCCGACACAAAGGAATGGAACCGGGGGGCTTTATATAATGCGGGATTCCAGACTGCCGCAACTGATGACCATTCTTATTTATTCATAAACTGCAACACAGATTACCGCATTCCAGAGGAGTCGTTGCCGGACGAGTTTTTTTATCACAATGACGGATTTTTAGATTTACACGGATACGATGGCGGCCTTGGGTCATTCTGCGCCTTCTATGCGGATGCTTACGAAAAATGCAACGGCTTCCCGAATGATTTCTGGGGATGGGGAGGGGAGGATACCGCAATCAAAAAAAGAATCGAGCTTGCCGGAATCTCCATTTACAGGCCACAAAATCTTTACCAGAAATGGCTCAAGGAAAACAAGGAGCATCCGAGGGATTTTTCTAAAAATGGCGAAAACATCGGGAAGGCCGAGCGAACAACGGCTGAAAATATGTGGGAAAGCGGGATTAATAAACTTGTTTATGAGATTGAGTCAGTAAAAAGATACGATGATGTGATTTGGGTAAAAGTCCAATGCTAACCATTTTCACAATCGTTCTGAATGGCTCGCCCTTTATCCAACAAAAGTTGGAAGCCTACCAAAAACTGCAAATCCCTTGGCGTTGGCGCATTGTCGAGGGGGTTTCCAACCCAAGGAACTGCACGAGATGGTGCAAGGAAGTCCCGGCAAAATGGCACAAAGACTATGTTTCCATAGATGGAACGCATGAATATCTAAAGAATCTAAACCACAAGAATGTCTCTGTTTATTGGCAAAACAAGCCCTTTGATGGAAAGATTGAGATGGTAAACAAGGCTTTGGATGGCGTGGATTGCGGGGTTGTGATGGAACAAGATGCTGATGAATTTTGGACTCCAGAGCAAATGACCCGCCTTTATGAATTGATGAAAGACAAGCTAGCCGGAACGGTTGCCCAGTTTCATTGTAATTATTACATCGGGAAAAAGATTGTGGTTAGCCGAAGCGGGCTTGGTTCCTATCCTTACGAGTGGTACAGGGCTTGGAAGTGGAGCGATGGAATCCACTTTATCAGCCATGAACCACCGCAATTAAATCATCAGACAAGCAGAATCCCTCGCGGAATCACAGAGGAATTTGGCCTTGTGTTTGACCACTTCGCATACTGTACGCCTCAAAATGTGGCCTTTAAAGAGGACTTTTATGGATACGCTGGCCTTCTAAAATCTTGGGAAGAATTGCAGAAAACCCACGGGCCAGTTCGCTTGAACAGATTTTTCAACCACATTCAAGACCGAAGCGTAGTGGACGATGCCAACTAAAATCATCAAATATTCGCAGAGGCTAGGGGATATTCTTCGATGCCTTCCAGCCTGTAAGCATCTGGCAGACCAAGGCCACCAAGTTCTCTTTGATTGTTTCGAGCAGTACCACGGGGTTTTCGATCTTGTTTCCTACGCAAAGCCCCTAGACAAAATTCCCTACGATGCCGAGCTTATTGATTTGGAAATTTGGCCGTCCAAATACGGAGAATTTTTAAAATCAAAAAAGCCATGGCATGATTTTGTGTATAGCCACCCAGAAATTAAGGGCGCAAAAAGAACGGAGATTATTTTGGACTTGCTTGATGATAGGCCAGCCGAGGGGCTTCCAGAAAAATACCACTTAATTGCCCCTTTTGGGATTTCCCAAACCCATAAACATAACCCTCTTGAGATTATCCAAATGGCCGCAAGGGAGCTTGGCAAGGACAACATCACGGTTCTTTGCCCGCCGGAAGTCAGAATTGAGGGGCTTAAAACCTACACCGCACCAACAATCGAGCAATTAGCCAAGGCAATCCGTGGGGCTGATGAGTTTTGGGCCATCAACTCTGCCCCGATTATACTTGCCTCTGCGGTAAGGAAGGGCAAGGAAAGCAAGTTTTGGGGCGAACAGGGGGATTCGGAGGTGCAGAATGTTTTCTGGTTTGAGGGGCTTGTAAGAATGGATTGACACTATGGTTGGGTTTGATGGGCGGGGCTATTTCCACCTCTTATTTCGGGGCTGACCTTCACTACATGATTAACGACTTATGGGTGAGCGTGACCGGGCTTGCCTCAAATCCTGTTTCAGCCGTTGCCACAGACCTTGCCACGGCAACCGACTTGGATGTGGGCGGGGAAGTTCTTAGGCTTACGAAATCCTTGGTTGTTTGTGCTTCGGCGGTTTCTGCCATAACCATCGGGAATCTTTGCACCTTGGATGGCAAGGAATTTATGATCGCCCAATTCTCAACTTCAACGGACGGCATTTCTTATACCTTAGACTTGGCCGATCCGACAACATAAGATGGCCTCGATTGAGCGGGAGGTTGAGAGGGGGCTTCTCAATGCGGTTTCGGGGGTGACGAATGTTAATCCCTACACAAGCGAAAGAAGTACCCCAAGACTTTTGCCAAGCCTAGTTGCCCAAGCCGGAATCGGGAATGAGCTTCTTGGGCCGTTTACAGGGGTTTTCAGCATCCCCGCCACCCTAACTTATACAGCTAGGGCGGATGGAAACACCAGAGCCGCATTTGATTCCAAGTTTCAAAGCATTATGGCAGAGCTTTATCGTGACCCAGACTTGCCCACCTACCTAACCAATGCAACCAGCGCAACCTTTTATTTGGCCAAGGTCACAAGCGAAAGCCCACAAATTATAGCAAGAAACAGGACTTGGGCCAAGACCATAACCCTAGACATCAACGCCACGGCAAAGAAATGAGCCAATCCATTCAATATCTTGTAGAGGATGCCGTGGCGGGGCTTCTGGATTCAATAGCGGGGCTTAATGTCTATACTTCAAACAGAACGGGAAACAGGCTTTTCCCCTACGCAACAATTCAAGCCTCCATCAATACCCAGCTTTTAGGCAACTACACCGGGGTTTATGATCTTTCGATTGCCGTGAACTATTCAGATACAGCAGTTAAGACAACCCAAGAGGAATTTGATTCTGATTATTGCGACATCTTTGAGGCTTTCTATTCAGAAACACCAACCTTAAGGGCAAAGATACAGGCGGAGCTAACCAGCGGAACTTGCTACATGGCCAGAATTACAAGCCAAACCCCAACAATAAGGACGGACAAAAGGGCTTGGCAAAGGGGATTGTCACTTAACATCTTTGCCACCCCCGCAGGCGTGGCCCCAGCCCCAACCTATATTGCCGCCCTGCAATTCAACGACCATCGCAACTCTCAGTATATTGGGGCAATTTAACAAGAAAGGTAGATTCAAATGGCACTTCCAGTTTTAGACGGCAATCAGTCAGCAACAACCCTTTCTTCCGTGGTTACTGGCGGGGAGCATATTGTAGCCAACAGCGTTGTATGCCTTGGCTCAACGGCTATCGCCAATATCACAAATGCAGTCAGCGGAAGCGTTGTCTCCATCTCCAACTTCCCATCCACCCAGACGATCGCGGGGGTGGTGACGGCGAATTTAGTTCAAGAACAACTTTTAACTGCATTCAATAGTTTTCAAGGTTCCTATACTGAAGCGTTTCCAGTTGCAATAGACCAAACTGGTTTTGGCAATGTCCCCATCTCCGGCACAGTCACAGTCGGCAACTCCGTCACCATCGGCTCTCTTCCGGCAATTAACGGCACGGTGACGGCGAATGTGTTTGGGCTTGATGTTCCAAATGGAACCATAGCTCAAATTCCTGTCCATAATTACGATGAGGGATTTGCAGCAGGCAATAAGGCCATTCCAGTCTTAATCGGAAATGAGAATGGAGGATTTAACAGCAGTCAACCTCTCCCCATCTCTGGCACGGTGACGGCGAATGGCCTTGCCGTGGATACGGTTAATGCGGGGGCTTATTATCCAATTCCTTTGGCTGATTCTGGTGAAGCGGTAATTATTGATGTAAGAACTTTCAAAAGCCCCTCCGGCCCGCTGACCACCCGCTTTGGAACGCCGACTACGGCCTCGGTGGCCTTTGCGACCTCATGCGTCACTAACGCTAACCGCAAATATTTACTGATCCAAAATGTGACCACCGGATCGAATGTGATTACCGTAGGGATCGGCTTCACGCCCACCACCACCCAAGGCATCCAGCTGACCGCCGGGGCGGGTATCACCTTTGAGTCCAGCTACATCCCCACCGGAGCCGTGCAGATTTTGTCTAGTGTCACGGCCTCTAACTTCACCATTTTGGAGGCGTAACAGATGGGCTTCTTCGGCGGCGGCGGGGCGAGCGTGGCCAACATGGTCGGTGCGACCAGTTCAGCCGCTGGCACGGCGGGGCTGGTTCCTGCTCCGGCGGCTGGAAATAAACGCCGTGCGCTTTCAAGCAACGCCTTGTTTGAGGAGCCTGCGTTATTACCTAATGTTATTGCAAATCAAGCAGGAAGATACATAAATGTTTACCCAAGCACGGGAATAGCTTCGGGTGCTGGCTCGCAAACAAATAAAAGACGCTATTTTAATCTTATTTACATTCCAGATGATTGCCAAGTAGATGAATTTGCCATAAGGATAGGATCATTAGCACCTTCACCAGCTTTTAATATCCATATTGCTCTTTGGAAAGCTGGAGAAAACGGGATGCCATCCGATTATGTAATAGGCGGAACGGTATCAAGCGGCACATCTGCAAACACAACTCTAACACTTTCGGTTTCCGCAACATCAGCAAGTCGCGGGATGCACTATATTTCATCAACAACGGACGCTGATTCTGGAAATACAATACTTCAGCAAGACCCATTTTTTGCGATGAATTGTTTATTTGGTTGGGCGGTTTTTGGGGCTGGCGGCAACCAACAATATCCAACTTATGTGGCAACAACCTATAACCAGACAACCCACGAAACATTTGCATACGCAAACTTTAGCAGGCTCCCATTTTTAGGGCTGGCTTTTGTATGAGCGGAACAAAAATATCTCATAAAAACCTAGACGGGTCTTACACATTCACCGACACCCGCACCCCTTCGGAAGCCCACGAAGAAAACCTAACTCGAATCCGTGAGCTAATCACGACCAAGATTCTTGAGGCTGGCTACGATGAAATCTGGCAACGCAACGCCGCACTCGGTCTAGTGGATAATGCGGAAGCTGGCAAAGCCTACATCGCCAGCCTTCGGGCCTCCTACCACGACTACAAGGCAAGGCTTTTGGCCAGCACAAGAGACGAGGCCGATGCGGTGCAGTTCATCCCGCCGAGCGTGCCGGAGAATCTCTAAGTGAGTGCAAATTATACTTATGAAGATTTTATGGCGGCTCTATCATATCTGGAGCGAGAGGGATTTGTTGAGCGGTTTCTAAACGAAAAAGGCGAGGAAATGATAAGGATTTGTGAGGGGGCGGAGCATCTATGAGCCAAGATGACCATGATGTGCTAATTTCAATGAGGGAAGCCGTTGCAAGGATGGAAACCCGGCAAGCCTATATTTTAGAGCTTCTAACCGATCACAAGGGCAAGATGGACAGGATAGAAGCCGAAGCCCACAGCCTAAAAGGACGGGTTTGGCTTGTCTCTACCATTGTCTTTGGAGTGCTTGCGGCGGCTTGGGAGATCATTAAAAACAGACTTCTAGGACATCCTTAAGCTAAAATTTGACATAAAGGAGAAAATACAATATGCCAGCAACTACCATTGGTCAAAGCGGATTGGTTTTCGGATTGACCACCGAAACGATTGGACTTGTTCAGAGCTTCAGCGAAACTCGTAATGTTGAGAAGAATGAAGTTCGCGATAACAGCGGCGATATTAAGGCCGTTGCCTACTACAACCCAACCACCGCCTATTCCTTGAGCGTGGCGATCACCGGGGCTAATACATCAATCACGGTTGGAGGAGCCTTTGCGATGGCAAATGCCACCACCGCCGGAACGCTCCGTGTTGATTCCTTGACCATCAATAAGTCTAACGATGCGTTTGTGACTTTGGATGTGTCGG